AGGTCATACAAACTGCACAGCTACAGGCAATGGGCAACATGAATCAGGGATTGACCACAATAGAAAATGCTTTACTATCAGATGAAGAGAAACAAATACGTTTAAGAAACAGAGGAATGGCATAATGCCCAACGGCGACAAATTAAAACCTAAAAATACTAGAGAACATATTATATCTTTGTATGGATATATAACTGGATTAAAAAAAGATGTGCAACATATGCACAATGGTATTCACGATTTGGGCGGTAAGATAGACAAGATCTATTGGGTATTATTAGCTACGGTGGGGGCTGTAGCACTAGTTTTCTTGGAGAGATTTATATCCATTCTTTGATATTCTCTCCCATAATAGTATTAGCGATGTTAACTTTGTTACGTAAAGCTTTTACTATTCTATCATCTATTGTATCTTCAGCTATTATATCAATGTATGTCATTGGTTTTGTTTGGCCAATACGATCTATTCTAGCTTCTGATTGTTGTCTCTTCTCTAAATCATAACCATTAGAAAAATAAATCATTGTACTACCTGCAGTAAGTGTGATACCATACCCGCCCGTATGTGTAGTTCCTACAAAAAATCTACACTTGTCATCGTTTTGAAATTTCTTTATATTAGTTGATCTTTTTTCTTGATCTGTTTCACCAAAATAATCTACAACAGAATCATCACCATAAATATATTTAATACTTCTTATAATTCTTTTTACATCGTGAGTATAATGTGACCATATAATTGCTTTGCCCTCTACCTTTTCCAATATCTCAAGCAACTCATTTAATCTACTACATGGCAAATCTTTTATAGTGCCATCGTCAGCTGTAAAGTGACCACAAGTTATTTGATGCAGACGCATTAGTTGAGTCATAACCGTTGCAGAAGATTGCATCTTGCCATCTAAGAATGCGATAGCTTCTTGCTTCATTTGTGCGTAAACTTTCTTTTGCTCTCTAGTTAATTCTACTGTGTGTTTCATCCAAGTCTTTTTAGGAAGATCTAAACAATCTTCTTTTAATATTCTTTTTGAAAAAGGTTTTATTATATCTGTAAGCTCTGATAGATTTCTATAGCCAACAACTATCTCAACGCTTCTACCATGAACTTCTATCTTTCTAGTAACAGCATATCTAGCTTTGAATGTATAGTAAGATTGATGGTTTAGGAGCCAGGGATCAAGAAACTGACATTGGCTAAATAGATCTAAAGGTGATTTAGTTACAGGAGATCCTGTTAATATTCTTCTGTATTTAGCGTCTTTTCTAAGAGCCAATATTGCCTTTGTTCTTTTAGTTGTAGGTGTTTTTATAGTTGTAGATTCATCTATAGCTATCATCGCATTGTGTGCAGACAAAAATTTATATGCAAACGCAGGTCCATCCCCGGACGAAAAAGCTTCTACGTTCATTATTAATATGTGAAACTCTGTTCCTGTTTGAAATAAGGTATTTAAATTCTTTTTTTGTTTTGCAGATTTATCAGACGTTTTCCAAAGCACCATTTTTTTAAATATGTGATCTGGTAAATGTGTTGGTATTTCTGAGTCATACCAATTTTTGTATACACCTTTTGGTGCTATAATTAACAAAGCATTTATCTTGCCTTTGTCATATAACATAGCAGCATTATCTAAAAGAACCTTAGATTTACCTGTACCCATTTCCATAAAATAGGCATAGTTTTCCTTATCCCAAGATTCTTTTAATGTATCTAGCTGATGCTGATACGGTTTGGTTTTAAATTTATAAAACATCTTTACTTTTCTTTCTAATATCCTATATATAGGATAGAAAAAGAAAGTCAATGTCAAAAGTTTATTTAGTTCAAGAAATACCATTAATTAAATATAGCGATGATCCCGCTAAGATTAACAAGCCTAAGTTTGATATTACGCCTGCTTTAAAATATGGCGAGATTGTGATCATGAATAAAAGATTAGCACAAATGCAATTATCACCAGGGCCTTTAATTATTGAAATAAATCAACAACTAAAAAATTTTAATCCAGAAGAAGATTATATTTTAAATTATGGTGATCCTAATTTAATACAAACTGTTGGCAGTATATTAGCTATAAAATTTAGAAAGTACAAAACATTAAAATGGGATAGAAGACAAATGTCATACTATCCAATTGAGATGGACTTTCAAAATATTAGTTGACATTAATAATTACATCTTTATATAAAGAAGTGATATTAAAAATTTAAACTAATAAACATATAAAGGAAAGTACATGATTGATTTAAGACAAGATGCGCCGGATCAGAGCGATGTTATTGATCCAGAAAAACTATCAGAAGAGCTAGAAAAATTAAAATCTATACAAGCTCAAATTCAAGAAGCAGAAAAAAAATTAAAAGATTTAAAATCAGATGAGAAAGTTCAGTCTGGTGTTGTTATACCTAAGTTAATGGAAGACATGAACTTAAGTTCACTTACATTAAAAGATGGATCAGAAGTTTCTATTAAAAAAATTTATAGTGCCACAATAAAAGCTGATAAAAAAGCAGAGGCATATCAATGGCTTCGAAACAATGGCCTCGGTGATATTATTAAAAATGATATCACTGTTACCTTTGGCCAGGGCGAAGAAAACAAGGCACTGGCTTATGCCACCCTTGCAAAAGGTCAAGGCTTTGAGCCGGCTCAAAAAGAGGCGGTTCATGCCATGACCCTAAAAGTAACCATGGAAGATTGGAAGAACAAAGGAAACGAAGTTCCAGAAGATCTTTTTTGGACGTTTGATGGAAATCAAACAAAAATAAAAGGTAAAAAGTAAAACAATAAACTAATAACTCAATAGGAGGAAAAATGACTGAACTAGTCAAACAAAACAGCGGATCTCTAGCTGTAGTAAACATGAGAGAAGACTCTAGAAAAGGAGCGGAAGAAATAAAACAAGAAGATGTGTCCACACCTATCTTGAAAATTCTGCATCAACTTTCTCCAGAGTGCAATCAAAGAGATCCTAAATATGTAGAAGGATCTAAACCAGGAATGATCTATGCTTCATCACTTGGTCAGTTGATAGATGGTGAGGGTAAAGGTATTGATATAATCGTTGCTCATGCTCAAACTAGATATCCTGAATGGCAAGAGAGAGGTGATAGTGCTTCTGCTCCAGTTGGAACTCACATGCAGATTCCGGCAGATGCAGTAGAAGAAAGAAACGGTAGATACAGATTACCAAATGGAAACTATGTAGAGAAAACTGCATACTTCTATGTGATGGTAGTTATGGGAAATGAATCTAGACCGGCTGTCATTCCAATGAGATCGTCTAATCTTTCACCGGCGAGGGAACTTAATAATCTGATCACCAATTTAAGGATGACAGATGCAAAAGGCACATTTCAACCGGCAGCTTTCTCAGCAATGTTCAACTTAAAAACAGTTGGCAAAACTGCAGGCAGCAAAAGTTGGCATGTATACAAGCCATCAAAAGTCAGAATGTTAGATGTATCTAACAAAGAAGACTCTGCTTTATACGTAGCAGCTCAAGAGTTACAGAAGACTGTAGCAAAAGGTTCTGCTAAACCAAAGTATGAAAGCAATGGTTCTACGGAGAACATTGTCTAATTCCCTATGGGAACAGTTGCAACGATGGGCGGCAAAGCGAGAGTGGAGTCGCCCACTACACTATGAAAGATTTTATAAAATATTTTACAGGTTTAAAACGTAATTACGGATTTTGTAATATTGAAAGAGGATATAAAGACGAATCAGGTAAAATTAAATTTGACCCAAAAGATTATGGTTGGGCTAAAAAAGAAATTACAGATCAAGATTACGAAGACCATTTAACAGGAAAGAAATCAATAGGTATAAATCCTTGCGATGATGAAGGCACATCTATATTTGGTGCAATAGATATAGATCCAAAAAGCTACACTAATTTTAATTTAAAAAAATATTTAGAAATAATTACAGAAAAAAATCTACCAGTTATTCCAGTCAAATCAAAAAGTGGTGGATTACATTTATATCTATTTACAAAAACTCCTGTAAGAGCAACAGAGATAAAAGAATTTTTAGAACAAGTTTTGTTTTTATTTAAACTTCCACTTACAACA